AAGGAAGTTCTTCGTAGCGTTAACCCTGATGACGTTCTGGCAATAGCATGGGATGACAGTATTGAGGCTCACATGGTTCTTCACTCAGTCGAAGACTACGGACTTGATGTATGGAATGTGAGAAATGGCCTTGAGCCAATTCAAATCGACCACAGCGATACCGATGATCTTTATGCCGAGATGCAGGATGCCCTCTCAAACTTCATCGAGGTCTTCTCACTCTACATAACCGAGAGCATTATGGAGAGTATGTCCAAAACTATGGACGCCTTGATGATGGAGCATGACAGCCACCCAGACATCGACCCATTTGAGGAGTAGGTTGCGCCCGTGGAAATCCCTCTAGAAGCCTACACATCGGATCTAACCGATTTTCAGTTCAGGCTACTAGCCATTCTATGCCTTAAATCGGGCTCTGAAGGCGGTTTTAAGACCTCCGTAGCAGATTTGTGTGCCCTTACTGGCAAATCCAGCGACAAGACCGTCAGAGCGGCTCTTAAAGCCCTTGAAGAAAAGAACTTCTTGACCCGAACTTCGACACGTAGAGCCAATGGCTATAAGGGCAAGGACATCTATGAGATCGTGGTAAAAAATTACCAAGTGAAAAAAATTACCGTGGTAAAAAATTACCGCACCTCACTTGACTATAGGTCACGTAGCAGAATAGTAGATAAGCCATTAGTACCTAATAGACTTACTAGTTATAAATTAAAAGATATTGAAACTAAGGAAAGTTTCAAGAAGGAAATCAAAGTCCCTATGAGAAAATATGAAGATGATGGAGAAGATCTGGCAGGCTTTGGACTCGTGGAAGAGCGGGATGCCCCGCAGCCAAAGATCCGAAAGTCTGATCCTAAAACACGAGGTAAGCGACCAGAGCATGAGTGGACTCCGATGGACGTCGCTGCTGAATTCTCATTTAGAGTTGGTCGCAAGTACCCGCTCCTACCAGGAACGGTCAACGTCAAGCAACTCTCAGGCGCCCTTGCCAAGTTCAGAAAGCAGTACGACACCAACGCTCTGATTGAGTTAGAGTTGTTGCGCCTGTTCATGGCGGATGAAAGAAACTTCAAAGACATTGGCGATGAAGCGCCGCACCTCTACAAGATTTTCCTAGCATCCTTTGGCAAGAAGATGAACCAGGCACGAGAGAACCTCGGCCTCAATAAAGTTACCGCCCCATCAGAAACTGTGGTTAAGATGGGCACACTGACAGCCAGTGATGGTCGTGTATTTCAGAACTCACTATCTGGCAGGGCACAACTAGAGCGACATGAAAAGCGCTTGAAGGGGGTAGCAAATTGAAAGAAATCTTCGGATATGTTTTAGTAGTTCTCATGACAGCAATGTCTATTCACCTAATAGGAGGAAGTAAATGGCTAAGAAAGTAGATTATAAGTTCACCGCAGAAGTTAACCTCAACTCTGAAAAGGGTGGAGCATGGCTTGCAGTTGTTTGCGTATGCAACGAAGAAGGTGTTGCACAAGCAATGTTCACAACAGCATGGCGCAACGCATCAGCAGCAAAGCGTTATGTCAAAGCAATGGTTCAAGAACTTACACCTCGCAAGAGCGTAAAGATGATTGCTGGAGAAACAAAAGATGAGAAGGGTCGCCCAACTTCATTCTCTGGAGAATTGACCTATAAGGTCTGATGTACGACATAAACACACTCTCGTCGCTCAAGCGACATTGGTTACTTCGTACTTCCAATATCCCACGTCGCTTCTTAGGGCTTGAACCTCAAGACATAACCGACAAGGCTGGAAGTTTTCCTGACGAAGTAACAACGTGGATTGATGACGCTGTCAACGGACACGTCATTAAGCAGATTGGCAACATTGGAGTTAATGGTGTTGGTCTTTTGTTTGATGGCGGTCCAGGAATTGGCAAGACAACTCACGCCGTAGTTGCTGCAATGGAATTTATCCGCCGTCTTCCTGACGAGGATAACCAAGCAGCAAAGGTTCTTGCTATGAACCCAACTGACTATGGGCTAAAGGCAGCGCCTGTTTATTACATGACCTACCCAGAATTTTTGTCTAGAAAAAAGTCGACCTTCGACGCTGACCCCGAAGACAAACGTAATATGGTTTATGAGTTAGATGGACTTCACGGGCGGTCGAAGTTCGACTGGCTTAATGTTCGCATACTAGTGATTGATGATCTCGGTAAAGAGTACGGATCTAAATATGATGACACTTCATTTGATGAGATACTCAGATTGCGTTATGACAAGGGACTACCCACCATTGTCACTACCAATGTTAGTTTAGAAAACTGGGAAGCACAGTACAAAGAGGCTATGGCAAGTTTCGCTCACGAAGCCTTCGTGCGAGTCCCTATCATTGGTTCAGACCTACGAGCAGCGCAATGAAAGGAATGAGAATGGAATCTTCTTGGAGAACTATCCAAGTGTTTATTTCATCTCAGGCTGCTGGTGTTTTTGAAGTAGAGGTAGATACCGAGTCACATGACACACGCTGTAATTGCCCAGTGTGGAAAAAATCAAACGTATGTAAGCACACACGTTTTGTAAAAGGTAAGATGCGTTTCAACGATGGGCATTACTCAATTAACATTCCAAAAGAACTTCCAGAAGAGTTAGTTCAAGAAGCAATAGATGACCCTGTTGCATTTCGTGAACTCATCTTGAAGTACAGTAAAGTCGAGGTACTATGAAGAATGGAGACATTTCAAACGTCTCCTCTCCACAAGTTATCTGTGTAACAGATGTAGTTATGTCGCTAATCGAGGAGGAGGAGCGCAAGTTTCTATCTAAACGATCAACCCAAAAGTTGGGCAACATAGATATGCTTGCAGCCAATAAGATGTGGCGCCTTGCAAACGAATACGGTATCTCGTTAGAGTTGGCAGGATTTGAGTCTGAGGGTTGGTCTGAAGAGTTACTTGATAAAGCGTTAGAAAAGTTAGAGCGCCGTGTAGTTAATCCGTTTAACTATTGGCAACTATACGAGGACGCAGATGAGTTGGTAGGGACTATCCCATACCGTGCTAATCTACGGGGAGTGATTGATATCCCAGGACGAGTAGCAAGATATGGATCAGCAGGAGTTGAATTAAATAATTTGTAAGAGGGGGATCAATGGCGGCAGATAACGAACATCGGTTAGTTAGCAAAGTTATACGTGACCGAGATCTAATTCCTGCGCTTGAACGTGGTGTTCAAGAGTCATGGTTCCTAGATGATGACAATAAAAAAGTTTGGTCATTTGTTCGCCAGCATTATGCTCAGTACAGCGAGGTTCCAACAGGAACAACTGTAAAAGATCACTATCCAAATTATAAAATCTTAGATGTTCAAGACTCTATTGAATACTTACTGGACACCATGGTCGACTTCCGTCGTCGACTACTTACACGACAAGGCCTAGAAAATGCAGTCGAACAACTCCAAGACAACGACCACAACGCAGCGTTACTTGCCATGGAGCAAACAATCTCCAAAGTTAACGAGCAAGGCGTTCTGGGAACGCATGAGGTTGACCTTAGCAAGAACACCGAACAGCGATACAAAGACTATCAAGCCCTCCAAAACCAAACTTTCTTAGGTATACCAACTGGCTTTGAGAAGATAGATGAGGCAACTGCAGGTCTGCAGGGTGGACAACTCATCACTGTTATTGCACCACCAAAAACTGGTAAGTCTCAGATCGCATTACAGATGGCAATCAACACTCACACGCTAGGCAAAGTTCCTATGTTCCAGTCATTTGAGATGAACAACCACGAACAACAACAACGTCACGATGCAATGCGTGCTCACATATCTCATGGCCGTCTTCGTCGAGGCAAGTTATTACCAGCAGAAGAGAGTCGATACATAGACATGCTTAATGACATGGAGAAAGAACACCCATTTCATCTAGTTGATGCGGTAAATGGAATTACAGTTTCAGCGTTATCAGCAAAGATAGAACAAACAAAGCCAGACATTGTTTTTGTAGATGGTGTGTATTTGATGTTGGATGAGATTACTGGGGAAATGAACACCC